TAAGCCGTGATCGTCTTCTTTGACCATCGCCCACTTGCCAATGGGCAGGCCCATCGAGTCGTGATTGACAAACATCTTGGGCTTGCCGTGCGTCCTTAGCGTGTAGTCATACGCGCCACGGATGATAGTGTCGCCGTAAGAATCGACGCCCCCAAAGACGGAGGCGTAGCCCGAAAACGTGGCGGCACCATCGTCCGAAAACTTCACGTCCGCGTCACTGAGCGATAGGGTCTTGTGCAGCATCGGCCGCTCCTTGAACTTGGCCCAGCATCGGCAGCGGGGCTAAATTGATCTGTGCAGTTGCAAGCTGCCCGCCATCGACGGGCGGTAGGTTTTCAAGCTGGCGCGCTTCGTTGCGCGTCATGACGCCGTTTTGTACGGCCTTCGCGTAGATGTCCATGCGGTCTTTCAGGCTTGCGCGCAGGAGCGCGTCAAAACTGAATTCGACGGTGTAGCTGGCACGCTGAGAAGCAGTCAGCACGCGGCGCGCAATGGCTTGTTCGATCATGCTCAGCAGGGGCCGAACAGTCAGCTTGTAGAAGCCATCAAGGATTTGCTCGATGCCGCTTCCCCAGGTGGTTACGTTGCTTTGCCCGACAAGTACAGGCGGCACGCCGAACCAGCGACAAATTTCCTCCACCGTAAAACGGCGCGTCTCTAACAGTTCAACGTCCTGCGGTGAAAGGCTGATCGCCTGATACTTCATGTCTGCCTCGAGGACAAACAAACGCGACTCAGTGCCGCTCGCAATGTCCCCAAAGTTGGCACGCAGTCGCGCGCGCTGTTCGTCGCTCAACTTGGCGGGCACCATCAAAAGGCCGGTGGGCTTGTTGCCATTCGCAAACAAGCGCGTCGCCTGCGCCTGCGCGCGCGCCGCCTCGTTCACACTCGCGCGCATGAAGTCGATGCGCGACAGCCCCACCATGCCGTTGCCGGTGTCCTTGATGTGCAGGACTTCTGCTCCCGGCAATAGCAGCCGCTCAGTCTCGCGCTGGTATTCGTAAAACAAGTCGCCTGTTTCAGGATCGACATAAGGCACGATCTGGTCTGACGACAGCGGCCAAAGCGCTATCGGATCACCACGGCCATTGCGCGCCACCCGCGCGTAAGCATTCCCGCGCAACATCAGATTCAGCATCATGGCGCCCCAAAATTCTGAGGGCGTCATGCGGCCATTCGGGGCATCGTGCAATAACTGCCAAAGCGTTGTCCCTCTGGCGAGGATTTTCTGACCGGCCGCATCGCGCTCATAGACAAACAACGGGAGCGTGGCGACGGTCTTACTTAGTAGGTCAACGCAGCGGTACAGCGTGGCGAGCTGTAGCGCACTGTCAGGCCCGAGCGTCTGCGTGTTCTCGACGATGGTGGCCGAAGGCAGTACAAGCTGATCGCCAGTGCGATCGGCCAGCACTGCGCTGCGCCCAAGCCAGCGCGAAAAAGACGTTAGAAAGCTCATGCACTGATCGGCGAGTAGATGATGGAGTTGAAGTCCGTCGCGCCTTGTGGGTTTAACCCCATAAGCGATACCGCATTAAAGAGCGCCATCAACGGATCAATTTTCGCGGCGCCTGCGGTTTGTTTTGTAATGGCTATGGCGTTGCCTTTTGGCTCGACTCGCGCATTGCCAACGCACCACGCCATAAGCGGTTGTGCGCCGTGGATCAATGCGCCCTCGGCTAGTTTTCTTTCAGTCGTCTTAATCGCGCCGACCATCTTCCAGCCTTGCGATATGCCGACGATACGATCTTGCTCGATGCCGGCTTCGACGATGGCATCTACAATTGCACCAATGCCAGCGGGATCAACGCCAATCTTGTCCATTTTGCCGCTGCCGTAAACCTTGGCGGCAATCTCGGCAACGTCTAAAACATCATCGCCAATCGCCTTGACTAAAGACACGTTGCCATCCTTAGCAAAGTCTCGAAGTCGCGGCGCTTCGGCCTTCCTCCGCTCAAGCACGGACGGGTGCGCCCATGCGTGCGTCCAAGCCAACCACTCGCGCGTCGTGGCGTCTCTGCCGACTACAGCAAGGCCCATCAAGTCGTCTAGGCCGCCGCCATCAATGCCGACCGTTAGGACATCGCTGCGTTCAATAACCTGGTCTAACGTCAGCCCAGGTCGCCCTTGTTTTTGCCAATGATCGGCACCGGCCCAGCGGTCCGACTGAAGGGCCAAACCAATCTCTACGTTCAAGTGCTTTGCGAGAAAACCTCGTAGCGATTCCTCGCCGGCCTCCTCGGCTTTCTGAAGCTCTCGCGTAAGGAAGTGTTGATCGACCGATGCACCAATGTTCGGATTGGTGATGTAAAAGTTTTCCTGGTCTCGTTCAGCTTTCGCGTCTAGTAGGGACTGCGGGAACTCGTACAGCACAGGCAGAAAGTGCCGATCATCAATGCGACCGTCACGAACGCCCCGCGCATAGTGTAGCTTCTGCTTAAACACTCCGGCCGGCGGCTCGTCGGATTGAGTGCTCAGGTAGATTACAAAGCCTTCGGGCCGACTTGCTAAGCCGCCTATGGCTTCGCGCAACATGTTCTCGGCGTTCGATCTTTTGCCGAACAACCACACTTCATCGATCAGAGTACCTATCCATTTCTTGCCGCCGACCGATTCGTTGTCCGAGGCAACAACCTTTAGTGTTGCGCCCGTCACGCGATGAGTAAGAGTCCGCGTGTGCTCCTGCACGTGGATCAACTCGCGCAACTCGTCGTCTTCCCGCACCATGTCGCGCGCAGGCCAGAAGCTGTTGTTTGCAATTTCTATTGTTGGAGCAAGGATCCCAAACTCGCCCGACTTGCGCCAGTTTCGGATCAGCGCAGTCAGCATGATGGCTGCCGCGCCCGTGCTCTTTGCGTTCTTCTTCGAGATGAGCAAGAAGAACTCGGTAATCAGCCTGCGCCCGGTATCGCCGTCGTAAGCCCCGAAGATCGAGCCGGCAAAGTCGCGCAGCCACGGCCGACACGCTTCCCGCATCGTCGGCGACCCGGGGGCGTCAACAATGCGCAGCTCATCAAACACCGCCAGCGCAGCAGAAGCCTCGCCAGGGAAAAGCGGGGGCGGGATTATTGACTCTTTCCGGACCAGTCGCTCAGACCAGCCCGGGCACGACGTAGACCAATTCACCCGTTGTTGACAACCAATCGCGGCGGCTCGGCAGCGCCGAACTTGCCAGCGCTAACCTTTTCGGCCGCCTGCTGGCGCTGCGCCTTTTTACCGTCGTCCGCAAGCCTAACCAGCGCCTTTGCGGCTTCTAGCTGGGCGGGCGACGGGTCGATGAGGCCCTGCATAACTTGGCTCAAAAACTCCACCGCGTCTTTCCCTTCCGCAAGCGTAGGCGGCTTAGGCTTGCGCCCAGCATTCGGGCGAGCCCCGCCGCTTTTTCCTTTAACTCCTGCCATTTTCGCTCTTTTTGAAAAACCTTGGCCGGGATTTAATCCGCGCGTGGGCAGCCAAGCGGTCTATACAGACGGGCACTTTAGAGCTTTTACCCGCCCCTCCCCTGCCTACGCGCTGCCTCTGCTGCCGTCTTGGCCTTGTGGCACTCGCGATTAATCGCCTGTAGGTTCGCGTCGCCTTCTCCGCCGCCCGCCCACACGGGGACTATGTGATCGACTTCATGGGCCGGCCTCAGCCGCCCTGTCGATTTGCACTCTTGGCATTGGCAAGTGCCATTGGCCTCGCGCAGTATCCGCAAGCGGGTCCGCTGCCAGGCAGCGCTGCTGAGATTGCGTTGATCGCGCACCGTCAGCGGCTGCACCCGACGCAAGTCGAGCGGCGCAACGCGTGGCTTTATAGATTTCATGCGGACGCCGAGACCGCCAAGCGGCGGTCAGCATCACGCACAGCGTCCCGTGCGGGGGAATTACTAGGCTCGACAGTAACCCCGATTCCGGCCAATGTCAACTGATTTCCTAGCCTATTCACAGCCGAGCTAACCATCCGGCTCCAGTCTGCCCGCCTTACGCCGTGCTTTCGGCAGATTGCGTTCACGTGAGCTTTCCAGCCTTGCGAACCCAGCGAGCCGCGCGGACCAATGACAAAGTAGCCCCGAAGGATCATCCGCTCGAGGTACGGCAGCCCCGTTCTCCAAGCACACTCGACCCGCCAAGCGTCGAGCGCATCGACCGGCAAAGGCCTGGGGTCGCGCTCCCAGACATCC